GTACTTTATGCTCCATGATAAATTGGTGCATCTGCTCCCAGTCGTTTGTCCAATACCGCTGCTTAACGGTTCTATAGAACAACCCCTCCGTTGTCCTAACGCTCTCTACGCTATGTTCTTCGCAATGATCTAACAATGCGCGCTTGATAGTATTCATCTTATCAGCGAGCTTTGCGTCTTCATCTTTGAAACTAGCCGACAACTCCGCACGTTTTTCGCGTATCTTAATGTACGCTTTCGTAAGCTTCTCTACAGGAACTTGCATAAAACTCTCCAAACTTAGTTATACATGGCATATAGTTAGTAAACATAAGCTAGTCAAGCACTTCTTTATACAAATCAATAATCTCTGTATGCGTACTTATCTTGTCATCCAACAACTTGTACACGCGGTTCTCAACAAACGAACCCGCAAGCTGTATCACCGTGCATTTATGCTTCTGCCCCGACCTGTGGACCCTAGCATTTGCTTGTGCGTAGGTTTCCAACGAGGGTGTCGGCCCCCACCACACAACAGTATTTGCTGCTGTAAGCGTAACCCCGTGTGCTGCGGCTTGGGGTTGTATAAGCAAGACCTTGGGATCTTTTTCGCTTTGGAACTGCGAGAATATCTCAGTGCGTTTATGCGCAGCTACATCTCCCCGTATGATAGCGGACGTTATGCCGTCTTTAGTTAGCTTATCGGCTAACAAGTCTATGGTGTGTCGGAACGGGATAAACACAAGCACTTTCTGTGAGCATTCGTCTATCACCTCTTTCAGCACCTTGTACCTGTTGGAGATGTCGAACTGCACGGTGTCACCTTCGTCGGTGTATATAGCCCCTGCCGATATCTGTAGCAGTTTGTTTAGGTTCACCGCAGCGTTCACCGCTGTCACACTCTCACCAGCAACTTCCATAACCATACGCTTGCGCAGTAGCTCGTAGAATGTTTGCTGCTGCTTGGTCATCTCTACCCTACGTTTGGTGTATACCATGTCGGGCAGGTCCAAACACTCCTCTTTGGTGAAGCGTATAGCAGGCTGAAGCGCACGGAATACCGTACTCTTGGCGTTCTCTTTCGGCACCCACTTAAATTGGGTAATCTTCATCATAATCTGATCGCGGAACGAACTAAAGAAACTAGGCACACTCTGCGGGTTCACTAGCTTGGCAAGGCCGTAGGCATCTAGCGGTGACTGCGCAGCAGGAGTACCTGTCATAAGCCATAGCCACGTGTCGTCTTTGACGAGCTTCTTGAGTGTTTTCCACCGCTTGGTCTGCGCGTTCTTGTAGTGTGTTGCCTCGTCTATAATGATTAGGTCAAACCCGCCCTTGGCGATAGCATCTGCCACAACCTCAACACCGTCATAGTTTATGATGACGAAATCGGCTCCGCTGTTTATTATCTTTTTGCGCTTCTCCTTCGCGCCATGCGCAACGTCCACGGTGCGGTGCATAGCAAAACTAAACAAATCCTCACGCCATGCGCTGTCCATGATAGATAAAGGACACACGACAAGAACTCGCCGTATAATACCTTGCGTCATCAAGAAGTCTGCGGCCCATATCGCACTGGCTGTTTTGCCTGTGCCTTGCTCGTTGAAGCAGAAGCCCCGCTTGTTCATGGTAAGAAACGCTGCTGTGTCCTTCTGATGTTGATAGGGCTTGTGCTTGCCCACCCACGAATAGCGTTTCTCAATCGGTGAAGGCACCTTTATGTTCAATGCTTTCAGCTTATGGGCCTCGTCGATACCCCAATTCACGACGACTTCATTCATCGACAACTCCTTACTCTTTGCAATCACTGTTGTGATTTGCTTCGGGTTAGGCAGCGTAAGCAGGATGGCTTTATCCTGTACAATCTGCATGTTATTCTCCAACTACTTCTTGCGCTTTCCACGGCTTAACGCACCGCCAGCGGCTCTATTTTTCTTGCGGCTTTGTACTTTTACACCGTCTTTATTTGATCCACCCTTGCTGAGCGGTTTCTTGTGCGCGATATCTTTACCCTCGCGCTTGTCGGCTTTGCCGTTCTTGTTGGCATCCTTGCCGGTCTTATCCATCTTACGCCGCGCACGTTGCCGCTCCATGCGGTCGCTATGCTCTTCGCGTTCTTTCTGCTGCTTGTACTCTTTTTTGTACGGGCGGGGTTTGTTCTTATAGGGCATCAGTTACTCCCGTTGTGGGCGCATTCGGTTACAGGACAATGGCGCTTGCATAGTCCAGAGGGGCGGGGGTTCCACACATCTGCTTCAAACGCCTTCTCCATTGTAGCATAGTTTGAAGCCCATTTCTTCCAAAGATTAGCCCTATCTGCAACTTCATACGTTTCTTTTACGAGCTTGTTTGCCACCACGAACAGTAGCCCTGCACGTATGCTTGTTATCTTGGGGTAGTGCGCAAAGATCGCCAACGCCATCAACTCTAGCTGCCCTTTGTCTGCGTACTTTGCAGACTTGCCAGTTTTGTAGTCGATGATCCAACCGATGCCGCTGTCCTCGTCAAGGATGGCAAGGTCCACGATGCCACGAAACCATACGTTCCTAGCGCCAAAGCTGCACGGTTCTAAGTTAGCCGTTACTCCTAACCGCTGCTCGCATATCTTTACACCCTTACGTTGGTTCAACTTATCCAACGCATCTTTGATATACATAAACCTCTCGGGGAGCGGCTCGCCTTTGCCGATATAATCTTCGCAGGCTTTATGGAATTGATTGCCGTAGATCATAGCGTCCGTCTGTATGAACGGATACTGCTTCAGCACCTTCTCATGGTAGAACTGCTTGGGACATTGCTCGAATGCTTTGATCCGACTAAATGACCACGGCGCTGCTTTACTCATTGTATGTCTCGTTGTGTTCGGTTTCGTATTTACTGTACTCAAGCCCAAATAAAGCATTAAGTCCCGGCAATAATTCTTTAAGTGACTGCTCACGATCCAATTTCGGAGGAGCAAAAGCAGTTATACGGCGAGCGTTTCTTGCAGACATGCCGTACAAACCCGCCAACTCTACGTGAGTAGCACCTTCGGAGTATAACCAACGCATTCGATTGTTACGTTTAAAAAGGCTTTCACGCTCTTTATACTCGGCCATTATTCACATTCCCCATACGATTTACCTGTGCCGCTCTCGCAGTCTATAGGTAGGCCTGCGGCCCAATCTGGTGTCTTGCGCATACATTCTTCTACATACGCTTGCGCTTCGGGAACTTCTTCATCCTTCACACAGCAAACAATCGAGTCATGTACGGTAAGGACAACTTTATATCTTTCGGATATACTTAGCAACTGCTCGCCAATTATACAACGAGCTATGGCTTGGCACACGTTCTCCACCACCTTACCGCCGTAAATTCTGTTTCGGCCCCGCCGTACTTTGTATCTGTATTCGCGTGACCCTTCTTCGGTCATTTCATACTTCAAGTCCTCGTAGTGTATGCAAAGACCCGATGGCAACTGGATGGCGTTCTCTTTTGGTAGAACTTTTAGAACGCCCCTACGTCCAAATCGAACTGGACCGTTATGCGTCATTTGCTCCAATGCAAACTGCGCGTCCTTCCACAGCCTATCTATGCTGTGATTGATACTACGGTAGATACTTATGATCCGCTTGGCTTCTTCGACGGGTATTTCAAAGCCAAAGTTTTTTAGCTGAGCTTGAAACTTTATGCCGCCCATGCCGTACCCTGCACCAAGAATAGTAGTCTTGCCTACAAAGCGTTGGTCTTTCGTAACGGTCTCTTCTTCGCAGCCGTATATACGCGCAGCCATTTTTATGTACACATCTTCGCCGTTAGCGAACTGGCTAACTAAATCGTTTTGCTCTGCAAGCCATGCTAAAACTCTAGCTTCGATCTGCGCGCTGTCTGCGTCTATGAGCGTATAGCCTTCGGGAGCTATAATACTGCTCTTGAGTTTCTTCGCATTCGGTCCTCGGCTCGGCAGGTTTTGCAGGTTGATCTTATCCTGTCCACCCCACCGCCCTGTGTGCGCTGCGTAATATCTAATCGGAACCGGGAGAAGTCCACGTTTGCCAATGGATATAAACCTCTCGGTACGTGTTTCTTCCAAGGTACTTTTAGTACCCAAACGTGCGGAGACCAACGACTGCACCCTATCATTCTCATGCTCTTGCAATGCTTTGAACGCCTCGTCAGACTTAGCAAATGCAAAAGTCTCTTTGCCTGTCGTCGGGCTGATCTTCTTCGGCGGCTCAACGCCAAGACTTATAAGAAGCTCCGCGAACTTGTTGTTCGACATCAGATCTTTCTTATCGGTTATATTCGCATCGCGTAGCAGCTTGTCCTTACGCTCGCGTATTTCTTCGAGATGTTGCTCCAGCAAGAACAAATCTAAATCAAGCGTAGGCTCAATAAACATACGCAACGTGCGATCTATCAACTGTATCTCTTGCCGTGGGAACTGGTTTCCAACAACTCCGCTGAACATCAGCTTAAAAATTTCGTATGTCAGGTCCACATCGTTGCGGGAATACTCTGCATACTTCGCAATTTCTTCTTCGGTAAAATCAGTTAGCCGCTTGGCTAACGCACGGGTAACTTCATCACCCTTGGCCCCAACGCCGTAGCGTTCAGCCACAGCCTTTAGGCTCACACTCTTTTCCGTGCCATGTAACGCACGGGCCATGCACATTGTATCAAGCCACAGCTTCGGCTTCACACCAAATCGCCACCCTAGTATCGCCCCATCAAACGCGGTGTTATGGCAAAGTATAGCGCAGGACGAGAGGTCTACGTGTGATAAGAAACGTGTAGTGAGTTCCTCACCTTGTAGCCAACGTGTTGGCTTATCATTCTTTTTTACAGCTAACCCAATAATCTCAAATCTATCGTCGCGGATATATTCTTCAGTCGTCATCTTCGACAGGCTGTACTCCTTGTCGTAGTACGTCTCGAAATCCAACGTCACTATGTCCATCTTCGTCATCCTCCCACGGGGCTTTGGGTAGCGTTACTTTTCTTTCGTTGAAGCGAAAGCAAAGATTGGGGCGGTAAGGCCCCACCCCAATCTTTTCTTCTTTAGGTTTTTTAGGCCTACGCACGTAAGGCACTGGCAATCTCTCCCCCGCAAGCCATGTACCCCGCACCATCAACCCAATTATCTTGAGACTTTGGGTTAGACTTTATTCGCGCAGCCTTGAGCAGGTTCATCATAACCGCAACATCTGTCGGGGTTATTTGCGCGTCCAGATGCACAGACCAGTATCGTGCAATGGTGTTGAAGTTAGTCTCCATGTCACCATGCTCCGCAGCACGATCCTTCGTCACGTAGTCTTTAGCCGTGTCGAGAACGTCGGAACGTGTCACGGTTAGATTTACTTCTTCCAACACCTCTTTCGGTGTGCCGATCTTTTTCTTGAGCAGATTTACATACGATGGCGAGCAGCCACACGCTTTAGCAACTTTTGCATTAGAGGCCTTTGGGTGCTTCACAAGATACGCCCAAACTTTTTCTGCTTTTTTGCCGAGTACCCACTTTTTCTTTATTTGCGCATTTATACTCATAGTCATTCTCCTTTAAAACGGTGGCTCTTCGCCACTTTTCTTTGGTTTCCAAATAACATCTACGCCGAACATGGCATAGATGAACTCTTCAAGGGTGCGACCGTACAAGCCGCACCCCCGATCCGTATCACTCGTAGTCAAGTGCAAACCACTCGTCGTCGAGCGCCCACAAAACGTAAGACGCTTTTGTTTGCGTACCCTTACGTTCTATCTTTGCTTCCCATATCTCACCCGCAGTGTGCATACGCTGTAACGCAAGCTGAACTGCTGCGGTGTCAGAAGTTAGCTTACTGGCTAACTCCCCAACCCTATGCGGGTATGAATGTTCTTCGTCACGCATAAGAGCCGTAATGCGGTCCTCTAGCGTAGCTTGCTGCACCCTCGGTGAAGGTGTTTCATCAAACGGATCTAGTCCGTCTAGCACCGCAACCTTACCCACTACCTTATAGGGAGTGTTTGTCTTGTGGTTGTTTTGGTTAGGGGCCACCCGCGCTGTAAAGAAATCGCCTTCTTGCAGGTTATTGTTTTCAATATAATTCCTGCCGACAAAGCAGCTTTCACCATCGGTGGTGACAGAAAACCCTGCGCCCCCTGCGTTATGTGGGATACGCTCCATAATCATAGCGACTTCTTTTATTTCGCCAAAAAGTTTTTTTAATTGTTCTTGTGTGATATCCATGACGGCTATCTATTCTCCATTTTGAATTTTTGTTATTTCAGCCTGCAATAGGCCAAGATTATCCTCGTTAATAATCAGAGCTACACCTCCTGCTGTGTCTATATCGTCCAAGTTTTTCTGTTGCAGCGGGGTCGGCTTGTTCTTCCCCGCCTTACATTCGATGCCAAGGAAGTAACCCTCCAGACATGCCACTACATCAGGCACACCACTGCGCCCGTATCCACCCGTCACAGGGTAGAAGTAATACGCACCCGCATCTTTCAGAATGCGTACTACCTTCTTCTTTACCTTCGCTTCCGGTGTCATATCTTCACCCCTGCGTTACGAAGGTTCTTCACGTAAGTATCCAACTCCTCACGAGCTGCAAAGAGTTCTTGCTTTACACGGGGCCTCGCATCATCGCGCCACTGCTCCTCTTGCAGGTTGTCCACCTGCCGTTTGAGCCAACGCAACTGCGCTTGTTGGAACATGGTTAATTCAGCGTCACCCATTTACAACTCCTTCTAAAGGGCGCGTACACTTCAAGGGAATTTTATGGCATACAGAAAACGCCAACATTTCCAACTTGTCTCTACTGACAGGGTTAGCCTCATGGCTAACGTAGAAAACATGACGGTCTTTGCGAAAGCCTACGCCTTCGATTACGTGCCCGTAGTCATCTTCCCCCATCATCATAAGCACCGCTAGTTTTCCCTGTATCCAATCTGGCAAATCGCTTACATACTTACCAAAGTTTTCTATCTCGTAACACTCTGTGCCTAAACACGTTACATCAACAGCAAACGATGAAGGTTGTATGTAAATGCGATATACCGTCTCGTCAAGGGGGGTGTCAAGATTTATAATTTTAGGATTGAACGACATAGAACAGTCTCCCTGTGAGCGCATGAAAGCCTACATTCGGAACAAACGTACCCTGCTCGACCATTTGCAGTGTGAACACCTTACGTTTAAGTTCCTCGTCTAGCTGATCCACATCGCACCCGTAATGATTGCTTGGGTCTGGTTGCCAACTCCATTCCTTACCATCCATGTTAGTGTACACGTTGGCCGACTGCGTACCACGTGGCGAGATGTTGATATACACGACATCAAACATACTCTTACCGGAGGACGTGTCCTCGCCACTGTAGTTAAGGAACGCTTTGACTTGTTCACCAAAGTTTGCGTCAAGCCATGTATGCCCCGTGTTCACAAGGTTTCTAAGCTCTCGTTCCAAGGGCGAGCTTTTACCACGCCCTAGCCCATCGGTAACATCGTTAGCCAACTGTCTAACCTTCCGCGAACTATTGTCGTCTATATCTCGCATCTGCCTACGCAGGTTTCTAAGCTCTCGTTCCACAGCTACGTGGCACGGTATGGTGCGCAGGTGGCGGGTAGCGTTGGATAGGCCCTTCTCGAAATGTTTGGCAAACGCCATGTAATGCTGCGCGTTGTAGTCATTGTATCTACAGTTTTCGATGTTGCGACTGTGAACAATATACGCAGCATTCCCGTTGGCTTTATCAGTGAAGTCACCGTAACCCACAAAACCTAGCGCATAAATCTCGTTCTCACGATAGATCCAAGCACTGTCCCTTCGTTTGTGGCTCCACTTTGCTTTTAGTGCAGAGGCCACGGCGTCTGCGAACCTAGCTACCTCGGGCTTCACGTAGCTATTGTTCTCTGTCTGTTGCATCGCTTCTGACGTTAAGTAAGGGTTGTATCCCATAGTCATTCTCCATTTTTATATTATGATTTGAAACCAAGGTTTTTGTTTACCCAGTTATTGTATTTGTTTCGTATTGCTGACAGATCCTCCTTCGTCTCTACCTGTTGCACTTTGTAAGTGGTGTTCTGCCACCACCCCTCACCCGTGGTTTCCGCGAACTCTACAAACATATGCAGGCGCAGCGGGTGTTCGGGGTCGGTAATGATACCCCTACAATTCTCCACGTTGTAGGCATCTCTGGATCGTATGTACCCCGTACCCTTTGTTTCCGAATAATATTCATACGCCTCGGTGCGCATCTTTCGGATGTAGTCGTTATCCGTAAGCGGCAGCATGTTTGCGATTGTCATGCCCCACTCAAAGAACTCTCTCAGCGGCTCCTTGAACTTGGCTTTCAATGCCTTGTTGACACGCGGTGGTATCGGCAGATCCTCGCCTGTTTCTGGATCACGCAGCCACTTCCCGTCAGGAGTTAGCTTGAAGGCTAACGCCGTTTTGTCTTTGTGTGTGGTCCACTTTTTCCAATGGGGGTTTACACCTTTTGGCACGGTTTTGCCTTTGGCTAGGAAATGTCTATCGTTATCCCCGTAATTACTGGTCAGATTTATATACTGCTTCCCGTTGTACACTAGGAAGTACATACCTCTCGGTCGGTGACGTTCTAGGAACGAATACCTACTGACATGGTTCCACGGCCCTGTGCCGTTGCGTATCTTAACGCTTGTGGTTCCGTCACGATGCTTGCGCCACACGACAGCAGCGTAAAATTCAGTATCCGCTTTGGTAGGGGTTCTGTCGGTGCCCCACGTTTTGAACACGGGGTCGCCAAAGCAATACCCGTCAAGAAACGCATAGCAGTAATCGCTGATCTTAACGATACGCTCCCACTTACGCTTGCGATCTCCGATAGGTCGAACATCATCTGCTTTGCTGTGGCATTTCGATATCAAAGGTTTGATAGCATTGTAGTGATGCTCCACCTCTGCAAAAGTTTGGAAGGCTGAGTATGTAAGTGCCATTAGTTATTCTCCTGTGTTGGCCGTGCTTTCGGCCTGATTATATTTGAGACGGTCTCCGATACTTCGCAGAACATCATTATGTTATTGCCGTACAAGTCGTACAACTCGTCGTACAATGGTGCTGCAATATCGTTCTGCAACACCGCTTGACAGTCGGCTTCGGTTTCAAACCACACCACCGCTTCAAGCTCTTTGCCCTGCAACTCGTAGTGCAAGACCAAAACTGTAAAAAATTCAACCATCATAATCCCTTTCGATTTCGCCAAGCCCATCGCAGTTACGACAATCACGCTCATACTCCTCTATGTAACCGTATGGATTATCGTTACTCATCATCACGTTGCGTTCAGCGATTTCTTTACCCACGCCTTTACATTCGGGGCAGCGGATAAACGGGTTGTCCACAAAAATATTATCAGTCATTTTTCATTGCCGCCTTTTTTTCTGTAACCTCATACTGTTTATGAATTTGGCCTTCGATTTTGCCCAAGCGTATGAGCTGTTTACGTGTCAGCAGATGTTTTTCACCATCCTCGCGTTCTAAATACGCAAAGGATATCTTACGTTCATCCCCTGCGATAAACTCCCGTAACCCACCTTGGCGTTTAGTGAGGCACTTGAGGCTGCACTTTTGCCCATCGGCAAACGCATTAGGCCATACAGCTTGCATTGCCATAGCGCCGTTTAACTCTTTTAATAATTCATTCTTACGCTCTTCCAATGCATTAAGATTTTTCACTAGCCTCAGTATGTGTTCGCTGTGATCTCCTTCAAACCAATCCAATAATATTTTAGCCATCACATATCCTCCGATTTGATGTGAATTGTTTTGCCGTTGGTCGGACGCGCACTCGCATTGTCCAACACGCACCACAGGGTCGGATGATGCCAGTTGCCCCAGCCTCCGAACAGATACCCATCGGTCAGCAACACGATAGCTTGCGGGTCGAGCTTATGCTCTGTGATGTAGTTAGCCACACAGCTAACATCCGTGCCGCCACCGCCTTTGGGCTGTGTGGTGTGTATCATGTTGTCCAACTCGTACTGCTCGTACACTTCAGCACGACAGATCGCTGTGTCCCAATACAAGATGCGAACCCGCTCGGGGCGTAGCATATCGCAGATGGATTTCGTCTCGGTCATAAACGCAGGCAACACTCCCGGCGCGAATGTCGAGCCTGACGTGTCGATGCCAAGTATCAACTCGCCAATGGTCTCGCTGAACGTCGATGGCAGATACACGTTTTGTGCAATGAACCTACGCTTGGGCTTGCGCCACGTCGAATTGTCGTTACCCGCACAGGTAGCCATGAAGAACTCGCGGAACGGTTCTCTCCAATCGACCTTGGGCTGCAACAACTCCTCCATGTCACGACTGCCACCGCTTCCGGTTTTGCCTGCCACGATATTGCCTTGACGGATTGCCTCGTCGATCTCACGCTCTAGCTCGCGCTTCTCCTCCTCGGTCATCTCCTTGGCACCTTCCCAATCGTGATCGTCAAACGGCTTACCATCACCATCGTCGCCACCATCGCCACCGCCGCCTTCACCGTCACCACTTTCACCGCCTTCGCGTTCTTTGCGCTTCTCGTAGATGTCGTTAAAGATTTTAGCTGTGCCCCAACCACGATAGGCCTCGTTGAGACAGCCGCCTTCGATCCACTCTACGAAGTCTCCAAACTCGTCGAGTATCTTGATGTTGATTTCATAGTCCATCGCACGGTTGGCTGTGCCAGAACACTTCTTCCAGAGATGCCGCCACGTAATCAAGTGACGATACATCTTGTGATACATCTCATGCAGAATGAGAAAGCGTAGCTGCTTGTCGTTCAGGCCACGTACAAACTCACGTCCATACCACTCGTCACGTCCATCGGTACATGCCGTGCGTGTCTTGTCACATACAACACGCTTGCCCAACATAACCAACCCACCAAGGGCAGGTCGTTTGTGCATGATTTGAACAGCGGATTTTTCGATCCGCTGCTCCTCGGTTAGCTTACCGCCTAACTGTAACATTCTTATCCTCCTTTTGCTTGCGCTTCATGCTTGCCGCAGCACGGCGGGTTGCACGGTTTACTGTTTCTGGGTTCCCTAAAATTTCTTCCAGAGATGATGGGTCTATTTCTTCGACACGCCTTTCACCCGCTAATTTCTTTTTATTTCCATTTTTTCCTCTTTTCCCTTTAAGCATCTGCTATTCTCCTTATTGATCTGCTGAAAACATATGCGAGTTATCCGCTGCCCACTGCGTGAACTTGCGGTTCTGCATGACCATCGCCTGCTTGCTGTATCTTGGCGCACGGACACCATTGGCAAACATACCTTGCGCCTCGGCATCTAGCCGCGCCATGTAGTCCATCCAAGAGTTGAGCCAGTCTTGCTCGATAGCTGCCAATGTCCGATAGACCACCATACAGATACCTGCCGCTGTGGTCGGAACCTTGGCGTTTTTGGGATCGGACTTGATCGACTCCAAGCTAGGTAGCTGATCGGCTAACTTGAGGTGAGCCATCAGATCCATGCCGCCACGCATACCAATCGTACCAATGAGCAACGCGGTCAGAGACTTGTCGTTGAGCTTGTCGCGCATCTTCATGTAGTTTGACGCCTTGTGCAGAGACCTCGCTGTGCAGAACGATCGACGCCCATTGGCTTTGGGGTGGTTGATGTAGACGTTATCTTCGGGATCTTTCACATCGTCAGACGATGCCAAAACTTGCGGGTTGTCCTTGACCCATGCAAGCGTGACGTGATCTAGCTTGTTGTTGATGCCCCATTCGATCCACTCTATCGCATTCGGCTTGCGCATCCGCACGAATGTCACGCGGTTGCAAGTGTGCGGTAGGAACGTGTCGCCCACATTCTCGAACCCAAGGTTAGTCGTCGCAAAGACAACGCTCTCTGGGTGTAGCTCGTGCATACCGATCATTCGCTCTTGGAACAAACGATTGAGCGGGTTCTGGATAGCGCGGTTCTTGCCCGCCTCGTCGATCATAATAATGAGCGGCGTATCCTTGAGGTGCATACCAAGCTCTTCGTTAGTCGCAAAGCTAACATAGTCGTTGCCTTCCAAATCCTTGAACTTTGGCAACATCAGGTCGCCTGCATCGGCCTTGGTCGTGCAGTCGAAATAGATCGCCTTGTGATCAGGCAGATCCTCGTCCAACACCTTGAGGATTGATGACTTGCCGCTGCCCATCTCGCCCTCGACGATGATGGTTGTCTTGTCCTCTGGTGGCAGAGGAACTTGAACTGCAATGGCGTTAGCGATTTCTTCGATGCTCAGTGCATACATTGTATTAGCTGACATAGTTATTCTCCTAATTGATCTCGTGGTCTTGCCACGAAAAGTTGCTGGGTGTCTCAGCACCCTTTGAACCGAGGACAACAGTATCGTTGTCCCCGATATCCCCATACATTCTGTGGTCGTGCCACATATGTATAAAGTCTGGTTTACCCCACACACGGATCGCAGAGTTATATTCTGCGTCCGTGCGGAAGCCTACGAAATGTATGTGATTGGTCGATCCCATCATATATCCAATGTTGGCAGCGCAGCGATGGCTGCATCTACTTCGGCTTTTGTCTGCTTGCGCAGCGACTCGTCGTCACGCAGCGCAGCGGGTGTGACTCCAAGCATCGCATCTTCCAGACGCTCTGCCATAGCAGTCATGTGAGGTGAGTTAGCCACGTTGCTAACTTTGAGCAGCCCGATCATCTCAGTCACGTTGGACACAAGCGTATCACGGAATGTTTTGGCTCCGACCTTGCGGCGCTTGGTACGCCCCGCATCGTCCACATATTCTACGATATCGGTCTCGTAGTCGAGGCGCTCCGACATGTTAGACAGCGCATCATAGGTACGCTTCCATATGTCACCCATCGCGGTCTCGAACTGCGTGGTGTAGAACTTCTCGTATTTGTTAGCCAACTGGCTAAGTCCCTCGTTGGCGATGTCCAAGCGGAAGTCACCAGAGGTAGGCAGCGGCATCTCATCGAGCGTGAATGAGAACTTGCGTGACAACTTCTCTAGGCTTGGATAGTCGTCAGGATTTGCAAGATCACCCAAGAACAAATGCGCATCCTCGACCGCCTGCTCGTAGTTATCCAAGAACTCTTGAACCAACTCGTAAAACTTGTTCTGCATACCCGTCATCACCTCGGTGTATTTGAAATACTGCGTGGTCGGGCATAGCTGCCAACCCGTCTTACCCCAAGGCATCGTCATGCGTGTGTGCATATCACGCGCCGCAGATACATGCGTCTGTATTGCTTTTAGGTACTCGTTGTTACCCAATAGCTTTTTGTTGACGTTAGCCACACCGCGCTCAGCGGCGTTAGCGTCCGATACTTCGGCAGACGCTTTGCGATCCAACTTGCGGCCTGCCCAGTTTGATATGGACATACTGACCAACAGCGCGGCGGATGAAATCGAAACAATGTCATCTGCGTTGGGAGTGTTAGCTGTGTGGCTAACTCCATCAATTTCTTTCATCATGTTCATAGTTATTCTCCAACATATTTATTGAGACCTTTGAGGTCGTTGCGGTTTGTCACAAGGGTAGCCCCTTGCTTGTGCGCGATAGGTGCGATGCACCAACCTGCGCGTTCTTCACGGGCGCGGAAGTCTCCGCAGTCCATGCAGTAATTATACCCGATGTTGTAACGCTCGGGGTGTAGCGTGTCCTCGCCGCATGAGCGACAGGTCAGCATCTGAATACCATCTATTGTAAATGCACTTACCCTCGCCATCACTCGTCACCCCAACGCTTGCAGGCGTGAATGTCACGCTTGTTGACTGCGCGATAGGAAGGCGCGGGGTCGTAGCTTGCAGGCATACGCTCGACAAGAGCGCGAGCTTTGGTTGGCATGACGCGCACCCCAAAGCCGTGGGTTTGGAAAAGATATTCTTCGATGGCTTGTGCCTCGTCGTATGTTAGGCCGTTGGTTTGGCCGGTGGTCAGAGTGTTAGCTGACCGGCTAACTGTTTCGGTGTTGTAAGACATGAGTGATCCTCGTTGCAAAAGTGAACGTACCACAAATATAGCATATATAAGTAAACGTGTCAATACTTATCTTGTTGTGAGTAAATGTATTTTAATCAGTAATGTTCCGTTACTAGGTGAGTAACTGTGTGTAGATGTGAGTAGCGTGGTATGTGGGGTCGGGGTTAGCTGATGGGCTAACTTATTGAAAACAAAGTAATGTTCCTAATGTTCCGTAGTGAAATGGGTAATGTTCCGTTGTAAGTCTTTGTTATTAAAGCAATGTTCCAATGTTCCGCGATTTTAGGGTACTACAGGGGTATAATGATGTTGTATGGAATATGCTGCATAAGGGGAGGGAAGGGTCACATGGAAGTGTAGTAATATTTAACGGAACATTTGGAACATTAGGAACATTGCTTTAAAATCAATGGGTTAATTGTTCCATTCTTAAAAACCATTTTGGAACATTGGGAACATTACTTTGTTTTCAATGACTTATGCAAATCGCTCACCGCTCACCGCTCATAAAATAACTGGCATCGCCCAGATAGCGTTAGCCGTGCAGCTAACTGCAACAACTGCTCAAAGAAATTCGCCGGCGAATTACACGTACAACATCACGTGGCGACAGCTCGCTCTGTATCGCTCACCGCTCACCGCTAATACGCAGAACTGGCATCAAATAACTGGCATCAAATAACTGGTGTCGCGGGGCACAAAAAAAGCCCCGACCGTTTCCGGTCGAGGCGTAGGATTATAAATCGAGCGCATCCACAACATCGTGCGGATCGCCTTGATGCCAATGCAGCTCAGCAGATATTGCTTCGTCATCGACGCGCATTGCGTTTTCTACTTGTGCAAGCGCAAGCTTTAATTCGTGCCGTATGGCATGAAGATTTTTTGTCTGTTCGTGTATTGTGGCCGCAGCAGCCTCGGCATCCAGCAACATATCGGCCAGTGATTCATTCTTATAATTCATATCATTTTCTTTCTTGTTAGTGTTGG